ATGGCAAGGCTTACTACACCACAGACACCCAGGGCACTTTCGCAGTTGAAATGCTTCAAGATTTTGGCGCAGTTTCATCATTATGCGAAGCTCTTTGGAACGCAGCCGCAACCACACCAAACACAGCACTTCCAGTCTTATTCACAGTTGCAGGAGTGGCTTACGCGTTCAGCGTTCAGCCAATCTTCCCGGCACTTGGCGGTACTGCACCTGATGCACTCACAGCATCACTTTCCTTCACTTGCGTGACCACGCCGGTGCTGGACTAATCGAAAGGTATCGGGAGAATGAAAACAGAAATAACAATCGAATATCAGTCGGGTGAAGTTGTCACATACGTGGCAGCTCCACCTGAGTGGGCAAAATGGGAAATCAAAACCGGCAAAACAATTCAGCAAGCCAATGAAATTGGCATCAATGATTTGATGTTCCTGGCATATAACGCCATGAGACGATCCATGGCAGGTAAGCCAGTCAAGCCTTTCGAGGTTTGGTCGGAGACTGTAGCTGATGTGAACGTCGGTGATGCAAACCCAAAAGTCACAGAATCGGAAGCCTTAACCGACTCATAGTGGAATTGTCCATAGCGACTCATATTCCAATGTCTGAATGGACATCGGCTGAAGATATTTTGACGGCAATGGAGATTTTGGAGAAGCGAAATGGCTGAAGATGCAATTGCATACGATAAAGCCGACCTGCGTAAAATCATTGGTGCTTTCAAGGCAATGGATGATGAAGCGGTCATGCAGGCCAAAGGCGTCTCCAATTCTTTGGCTGATTACCTTCAAGGCAAAATCAAAGAAAAGGCCAGCACATTGCGTTCAAGCAAGGTTGCTGGTCGAATCGCTGATGGATCGCGAGTCAGTAAATCGAGCAAAGTCGGTGAGATTGGCTTTGGTTACGTCTCACAGAAATTCTCAGGTGGAGCTAATACGCAAACTCTTTGGGGTGGCAGCGAATTTGGTTCAAACCGATATAAGCAATTTCCAGTGTGGTCAGGTCGTCAAGGCCGCGGTTCAAGGGGTTGGTTTATTTATCCAACCCTGCGTGCCGAACAACCATATATCATCAATGAGTGGGAAAATGCTTTCAGTAAAATTGCGAAGGAGTGGTAATGGCTGGCACTGGTAGTCGTACCTTAAAGCTCTCCATTCTTGGAGATATTGATAGCCTCAAAAAAAGTTTAGATCAAGGCACTACCGAGGTTTCAACCTTTGGCGATAAAATCACCAAATTTGGGAAAATTGCCAGCGCAGCATTTATTGCAGCAGGCGTTGCTGCTGCTGCCTATGCCGGAAAACTTTTGGTTGATGGCGTCAAGTCGGCCATCGAGGATGAAGCTGCCCAGGCAAAATTGGCCACCACGCTTCAAAATGTTGCAGGTGCTACTGATGCCCAGGTTGCAGCTACTGAGGCATATATTCAAAAGCAACAGTTACTTTTCGGACTTACGGATAATGATTTGCGTCCGAGTTTTGAAAGATTGGTCAGAGCTACCAAAGATTTGGATGTAGCGCAGCAAGCGCAGACATTGGCGATTGATATTGCAGCAGGTTCAGGCAAGTCACTGGAAGCCGTTTCTAATGCTTTAGGGAAGGCGTACGAGGGCAATACAGGGGCTTTGGCAAAGCTTGGGGTGGGATTATCTGCCGCCGAGCTTAAAACCATGTCTATGGACGAAATCACGGCAAAATTGGCCGGTACTTTTGGCGGTCAGGCATCAGTCCAAGCAGACACATTTGCAGGCAAAATGGCCAGGCTTCAACAGGGAATCAATGAAGGTAAAGAAGCAGTTGGATCGTACATACTCGATGCGCTTCAGCCTATGGTGGGTCTGCTGGTTGATAAAGTCATTCCCAATGTCATCGCTTTTGGTGAGACTTTAGGTACAAAACTTAAACCATACATTGACGATTTGATATTCGTATTCAAAGAGTTTCTTATTCCATATTTTCAATTTTGGTGGGAATACATTTCAGGCACTTTGATACCAGGAATCGTCGATACTTTCCAACCAATACTTGAAGGTTTATTCAAAGCATTTGGATACATTGCAAAAGCAATTCAAGATAACAGCGATAAACTTGAACCATTTTTCACACTACTTAAAAATATTGCGTCATTCGTATTGAACACTCTTGCACCTATTATCGGTGACGTTTTGGGTGCAGCACTGCAAGTCATTGGCAAAGCCATTTCAGTGGTAATCGGTCTATTCGCTAATTTGGTCAATATTATTAACGGTGCAGTCAATGCAATTCAATCACTTATCAGAATTGTGGCATCAAATCCATTGGTCAGAGGAATTGGTAACGTTATCGATTCAGTATTTGGCGGTGGCAGAGCAAGTGGCGGCACAGTCATGTCCGGTACTTCATACCTAGTAGGCGAAAAAGGCCCGGAAATCTTTACGCCTGGTGGGAATGGATTTATCACACCAAATAATCAAATGGGTGGGAATACGGTCATCAACTTGAACGTGTCGGGTGCAATCGATCCTGAAGGCACTGCACGATCCATCATCAACGTATTAAATAACAGCTATTACCGGGGAACTAACGGCGCAGCTGCATTGGTATTCTAATGACTGCATGGAATCCAATATGGGAAGTCCAAGTCAATGGCGTCAGTTATACGCAATATACTTTGGCAAATTTGAGCATTACTTCAGGTCGTACCAATATCTACGAACAGGCGCAAGCAGGTTACGTATCGATGGAATTGATAAATTTCAATCAGGCGTCGATTCCGTTTGAAATAAATGATTCTATTGGCATTTCCGTATATAACTCATCAAATGTATTGATACCAATATTTGGTGGAAATATTGTCGATCTTGGTGTGACCATTGGTGAAGCTGGAAGCGTCGGGTTTACTCAGAAAGTCGCCATAACAGCTCTCGGAGCTTTGGCAAGGCTTCCGAAAGTCCTGACTGATGGGGTTTTGGCTAAAGCCTTTGATGGCACTCAAATTGCCACAATTCTTCACGAAGTGTTATTCCGTACATGGCAAGAAGTTCCCGGTGGGGTTTCTTGGGCAACTTATGATCCAACTACCACGTGGGCAACGGCAGAAAATTCAGGATATGGAGAAATCGATACACCAGGAAATTACGAACTAGCTGCCAGGACTTCAGATAGAACAGACGTCTATTCATTGGTCAGTGCATTGGCAACTTCAGGCCTTGGATACATATACGAAGATTCACTTGGTCAAATTGGCTACGCCGATTCAGATCATCGCAGTGCATACCTTTCGGCAAATGGTTATGTCGAGCTTTCAGCCAATGACGCCTTGGCGCAAGGAATCTCCATGATTACTAGGGCAGGCGACGTCCGAAATAGCCTCACGGTCAAATACGATGCCACCAGTTCATCGGAAAAATCTGCAAGCAGCCTTGCATCCATTGGGCTTTACGGCACTTTGGCTCAAATCATCACGACGACACTTCATAACGCCGTTGATGCTCAATCCCAGGCTGATTTTTATCTAACCCTGCGTGCCTATCCGCAAGCCGCTTTTAACGCAATCACGTGGGAATTGACCAACAATGAGATTTCAGCTGAGGATCGTAATTCCCTGATTTCGGTATTTATGGGGATGCCAGTCCAATTAAGCAATTTGCCCTTGAATATGAATTCAGGGGAATTCCTAGGCTTCGTGGAAGGCTGGACATTTTCGGCAAATTACAACACGCTTTCAGTGACTTTGGTCATGTCTCCATTATCATTCAGCTTACAAGCAATGAGATGGAATTCAGTGCCAGTGACCGAACGCTGGAACACAGTCAATCCAACGCTAACTTGGGAAAATGCCACACTAGTGGCGTAAGGGGAAAATATGAGTAATCCAACTGCAAATTTCGGATGGGTCATGCCGACTAACACCGATTTGGTAACAGATTTGCCGGCAGATTTTGCCGTATTTGGCCAAGGGGTTGATACCACAATGGCAGACCTTAAAGGCGGAACAACCGGTCAAATCTTATCCAAGGCCACTAGCACCGACATGGACTTCACGTGGATCACTAATGACGTTGGAGACATAACAGCCGTCACCGCTACAACGCCTCTCACTGGCGGCGGCACATCCGGCGCAATTACAGTGGGAATCCAAGATGCATCAACATCACAAAAGGGTTCAGTGCAACTCAGCGATTCAACATCAACCACATCTTCAATCTTGGCGGCAACACCGACAGCTGTGAAATCTGCTTATGATCTTGCAAATGGTGCAGTAGCAAAATCTACTTTTACAACCAAAGGTGATTTGGTTGCTGCAACTGCTGCATCAACTATTAGCAGACTTGGAGTTGGAACAAACGGTCAAGTATTGACCGCAGATTCCGCGCAAGCCACCGGATTATCATGGACTACACCATCATCGGGAGCATTGGTTTTGATTACTTCAGGTTCATTGTCAGGTTCAAGCACAGCCTTTGCAAATTGCTTTTCATCAACTTACGACGAATACAAAATAACTATGCAATATGTTGAATGTGGTGGGTCAATCAGAGTTGCTTTATCAGGACTTTCGCCATCAGGTTACAAAGGGTCACTTATGCAAATTGCATACGATGGAGCAGTTAGCGCCGGAGTTAACAATAATGGTGCAAATCCTTGGATTGGCGGGGATGTCAGTAATGGTGGAAATTCTATTTTTTGGGATGTTGCTTTCAAAGGAAGTTCTGGACGACAATTTATGTCTCATTGGCGACAAGTACAATACTCTTCTCCACAATGCTGGATGGGTGCTTTAATATCAAATACAAACGGAGCCGCAACTGGATTTACATTGTCTCCTTCTACTGGCAACTGGAGTGGTGGTCAGGTCTATGTATATGGAGTGGCAAAATAATGACAAAAGAAAAACCATTCAAGAAAATCATCGATGCCATCACAGGCGAAGAGATTATTGTCGAACTAACGGATGAGGAAATAGCTGAAATTGCTGAAGCCGAGATTGCTAGTAAAAAACGCTTGAAGGAAGAAGAAACTGCAAAATTAGCAAGTGAGGAAAAACGTCAAGAAATCTTGAACCGT